TTTTTGATTAAGATGGGCAGGAATAGCATTACGCTGACACCAGCAGCTTGAGATCATGTACACGGGGTATAACTTCTACGATCGGCCTACGGCAGAACGTAGGGTAACCCGTGTTCAGGATGCAAATTCCAGCTGGTATGCGCAGGAAGCCCATTGGATCCTGATTGAGGATCTGATGGGCGGCACCTATGGTATGCGCAAGAAGCATCGCCGGTATCTGCCGCAGGAACCGCGCGAGCTGGACGAGAGTTACGACAACCGCCTAGCGCGTAGTGTATGCCCGCCGTATTACCAAAGGTTGGAACGCATGCTGGCTGGTATGCTGACGCGCAAACCAGTCAGGCTTGATGATACCGCTGACGCCATCCGTGAGCAGCTGTTTGATGTAGATCAGCAGGGCAATGATCTGAACGTATGGACCTACGAATCAGCCCGCAAGATGATTCGCTACGGCCATGTTGGCACACTGGTGGATGCACCTGCTAATGGCGGCAGACCATACTGGGTGACATACACTCCACGTCAGATTCTTGGATGGCGTAGTGAAACGCAGGATGATGGCACTAACATGCTGACGCAGCTACGGCTGGCGGAAACTACCACCGTACCTGATGGTGAATACGGCGAGAAACTAGCGAAGCAGGTGCGGGTATTATTGCCGGGTGAATATAAGCTATACCGCCAGGGTGATACGGGAGACTATGAGCTGATCGATGAAGGCCGCACCAGCTTGAGCGAAATCCCGTTCGCGGTGGCATATAGCAACCGCATGGGCTTCATGGAATCTAGGCCGCCGCTGGAGGATATCGCTGAGCTGAACCTGAAGACCTATCAGGTGCAGTCGGACCTCGACAACCAGCTGCACATCTCAGCGGTGCCGATGCTGGCATTTTATGGGTTCCCATCCAGCGCGGAAGAAGTCTCAGCTGGCCCCGGCGAGGCGATTGCATTCCCGGCAGAAGGCAGGGCTGAGTACATCGAGCCCGAGGGCAAGAGCTTTGATGCGCAGTTCAAGCGGCTGGAGCAGATCGCGGCGCAGATCAACGAGCTGGGGTTATCGGCGGTGCTGGGGCAGAAGCTATCGGCTGAAACCGCCGAGGCAAAGCGGATCGATCGCAGCCAAGGTGATAGCACCATGATGGTGATCGCGCAAAATATGCAGGATATGATCGACAACTGCCTGCAATGGCACGCGGCGTACCTCGGCAATGCAACCGCCGCCGGCAGCTGCATGGTGAACCGTGATTTCCTCGGCAGTCGACTGGAGCCGCAGGACATCACCGCATTGCTGCAGCTTTACACCGCTGGCACCATCACCCAGGAGACGCTGCTGCGCAACCTGGCGGATGGCGAGGTGCTGGGGGATGACTTTGACGTGGAGGCTGAAATCGAGGCGACGGCGTGACAACACCGGCGAGCCTGTACCGCAATGCGATCGACCTGAACCGCTACAGCAATAGCGTTGCGCGGCGGATCATCAACGCATACAACGACATCATCATCGATGCTGTAAACCAGCTGCGGGTGATCGACGAGGCATCTGCACCGGTAAAGGCTGCCAGACTGCGGGCGATCCTGGCGCAGCTTAAGGACAGTCTCGCGACATGGGCAGGTGATAGCACTGAGGTGACCGCACTTGAATTGCAGGGCCTCGCGCAGCTACAGTCGGAGTTCGTCGCGGAGCAACTACGGCAAGCATTACCGGCCGGTGCACGCGATATGGTGCGGACGGTGGAGATCTCACCGCAGTTTGCGGAAGCAGTCGTCACCACCGACCCGACGCAGCTCAATGTGGTGGCATTGAGCGATGACCTCGTGGCAGCAGTGCAAGGTGCACCGCAGGCAACATTCAGCCTTACTGCCGCCAAGGGCACGATGATCACGCTACCCAATGGGCAGGTCGTCGAGAAGGCATTTCGTGGTATCGCTGAATCACAAGCTGAGCGCTTCAGCCAGGTAGTACGCAATGGTCTGCTGACGGGTGAGACCACACCGAGCATTGCCAAGCGGTTGATCGGTAACCTGCAGTTCGGCGAAGAAGCCCGCACCGTGCGGCAGTTGATCGCAGCAGGTGGTGAGCTAACTGCTGTAGCTGATAACCAGGTTGTAGCACTGGTCCGCACCAGCATCAACCAGGTGGCAAATGCCGCCAGTCAGCAGATGTATCAGGCGAACCCAGACATCACCAAGAAGTATCGCTACATCGCTACGCTTGATAGCCGCACCAGTGCAATATGCCGTGCATTAGATGGCCGTGAGTTTCCATACGGCAGTGGCCCTACACCACCGCAGCATTTCAACTGCCGCTCGACTACTGTTGCAGTCGTTGATTATGAAGGCCTTGGGTTTGAACCACCACCACCAGGTAAACGCGCCAGCATGGGCGGCCAAGTGCCGGCTGATATGACATACGGCGAATGGCTATACGGCCAGCCGAAATCAGTCCAAGAAGATGTACTTGGTGCCAAAACAAAATACTTTGAAACCATTGTTCGGACTGATGCCAACAAGTTCATCAAGCAAGGGGTCAAGCCAGACACCGCACGCAAGCGGGCGACACGTGACGCTATGTCTAAGCTGGTCCGTGATGATGGGTCAGAGCTGACGCTCGATGACCTACGCAAGCGTTATGGATCTACCCAGCCTTAAGCATTACCGCAACGAGGGGATATTCTTTATCTCATCTGACATCGTTGAAGCATTGATCGGCGAGGCATGGATTCCGGCGCGTTACACCGATAAGGGTTGGGCCACGGCAGACGGGGCTAAGCTGCTATCAGGTATCGAGGACTGGCGTTATGCCATTGAAGCGTGGTAAGTCTAAGGAGATCATCTCCGAAAATATCCGCACTGAGATGAAAGCCGGCAAACCGCAAAAGCAGGCGGTTGCTATCGCCTACGCTAAGGCCGGCAAGTCCCGCAAACCACGCAGAAAGAAGTAATGGCACGCAAGAAGCCTGGCCTTTATGCCAACATCCATGCTAAACGCAAGCGGATTGAAGCCGGCAGCAAGGAACGCATGGCACGCAAAGGTGAAGAAGGTCGACCGACTGCTGCTGCATTTAAGGCTGCAGCTAAGACACGAAAACGCAAATGAGCATTACTTACCGTGTAAAGTGGTAAAGCAAATCTATCCCTGCGGGATAAATGTCTGATGAAACCACTCAGCAGCCTGCGGCTGTTGATACCGACGCAATGCAACGTAGCATCGAAGCACTGGAACGTAAAAACCAGGAATTGATCGCTGAGTTACGTGCAGCTAAGTCTAAAAGCAAGGTGCCGGATGGTGTCAATGTTGATGAGCTGCTGGAATTCAAACGTCGCGCTGAACAAGCAGAACTCGAATCCCAGGGTAAGTACCAAGAAGCGCGACAGGCTATGGAGCAGCAGTTCCGTGAGGCGACGGCGGAAAAGGACCAGCGCATTAGCCAGCTCGAAGCCCGCGTCCGCGAACTGGAACTCGTCACGCCAGCCGTGACCGCATTGGCGGATGTGGTCCATGACCCGGACATGGTGCTAAAAGCCAAGCTGAGTGCCGATCGGCTCGAACGTGAAGCCGATGGCACCGTCGTTGTCGTTGATGGCTACCAGCGCACACCGGTGAGCGAATGGGCCAAGACATTACCGGCATGGATGCAGAAGCAACCAAAGCCGCAAGGCAGTGGTGCACCATCAGCTAATAGCAGCACACCGCTGACTGGCATCAAGAATCCATTCGCCAAAGAATCGTTCAATCTGACCGAACAGGCTAGGTTGTACCGCGCAGATCCTGATTTGTACCAACGTTTGAAATCTGCTGCTAGTGTGTAAGCAACCGGCTGCGCTGGTGCAAGGGCTGCGCCCACACCGTAAACCATTTCCTGTGATTCATCATGGCGACACTTCGCTCTGATGTCATCATCCCAGAGGTATTTACGCCGTATGTCATCGAACAGACCACCCTGCGTGATGCCTTCCTGGCATCCGGTGTGGTCCAGCCGATGGCGGAGCTGAATGCTACTGAGGGCGGTGACTTTGTTAACGTGCCTTTCTGGAAGGCCAACCTGTCCGGCGACTTCGAGGTGCTGACCGATAGCACCAGCCTGACGCCTGGCAAAATCCAAGCTGGTCGGCAGACCGGTGTGATCCTCCATCGCGGTCGTGCTTTTGAAGCACGTGACCTTGCGGCACTTGCTGCTGGCTCTGACCCGATGGCTGCAATCGGCGCCAAGGTGGCAGATTATGTCGCCAACCAACGGCAGAAGGATCTGATCGCATGTCTTGATGGCGTATTCGGCAGCCTTGCTGCTAATACCTCAGGGTCGGCGTTCTTTGACCTCGCGGTTGATTCTGCTTCTGGTGACACCCGCGCGACACTCAGCCCACGTACCGTCAGCAAGGCACGCGCTAAACTCGGTGATCAAGGTGACAAGCTGGTTGCTGTTGCTTTCCACTCGGACGTTTATTACGACCTGGTGGAACGCAAGGCGATTGATTATGTCGCCAAGGAAGAAGCACGTGGTACGAGCACCACTCAATCGGGCGGTAGCCAGGCCATGGCCTATGGCGATGTAAGCGTACCAACTTACATGGGGATGCGTGTCATCGTATCGGATGATATCGCACCGACCAGCACCAACTATCCGGTGTATTTCTTCACGGCTGGTGCAATCGCCAGCGGTGAGCAGATGGCAATGCAAACCGAAACCGACCGTGACATCCTCGCAAAGAGCGATGCAATGTCGATCGACCTGCATTATGTCTACCACCCGGTGGGTGCACGGTATAAGGTATCTACGGTGAATCCAAACCGTACGGTACTGGCTACTGTCGGCAGCTGGGAGAAGGTGTACGAAACCAAAAACATTGGTATCGTGCGTGCCACTGTAACTTCCAACTACTGAGGTAACTAACCATGGCATCTGTATTTGAAGCTGTAGCCGGCAATGCGATCGGCTACACCGCTGGCCTTGGCGGTGCTGTTACCCAGGAAACCAGCAAGGCGACTGGTGTGACGCTTAATAGCGTCGCCGGTGCCATCACCACTGTTGATGCTGAACTTGCCGGTGCTGCTGAGGTGTCCTTTGTGGTCACCAACAGCCTTGTCGCTGCAACTGATGTGCCCATTGTGGCGATTAAGTCCGCAAGCGGTAGCACTGGTACATACGTCGCCAGTGTGAGTGCTGTTGCTGATGGATCGTTTACCATCACGCTGTCTAACCTTGGTGGAACTGCAAGTGAAACACTTGTGATTAACTTTGCAGTGATCAAGGCTGCCGCTAGCTGATGGGTTTATACGCATTCAGGCGACTGCGTGAACGTGAGGCTGCTTCTCAAGAGGTGGCCTCTCTTCCTATTGCTGAGCCTAGACTGATAACACCGGAGCCTAACGATGGCAGTAGTAATCGTGGCCACACCAGGGGCCGCAAACGCAAACTCATACGTGACGTTAGCGGAAGCGACAGCCATCATTGATGGATTTGTTGAGGATGCTGATGTACAACACTGGGGCAGCGGTAATACCGACAGCCGCAACCGTGCGTTGTTTACTGCAACGCAACGCCTTGACCGCGAACGATTTTTAGGTGCACGTGCAACAGATACGCAAGCATTGCAATGGCCGCGTACTGGTGTGCGGAAGCCAGATACTTATATCAATACCTACGCTGTTGGGTTTCCATTTCGGATTACAACGGATTATTTTACTGACACTGAAATCCCAACGCAGATCCAGTATGCGCAGGTGGTGCTTGCGGTATTCTTGCATAACAATACCGACGCGCTAGGGCTGAGCGGGTTGGAGGATTACAAAAATGTAAAGATCGGCAGCCTTGATGTGACACCTAACGTAGGTTTTGGTGCGGTTGGTGCGGATAAGGTGCCGCCATTGATGGAACGATACCTGACAGGGCTTAGAATAAGTGGACCAGGTAATTTCTCGATTCGACGGTCATGAACTACTCTTACGTACGCGCAGAATTTATTGATGACACCGCTGCGCACACCGGACCTTTTGTCAAGCTGTTTGCATTGGAAGATTCGCTGATTGCCAGCATGGCTGCTGAAGAATGGACAGGGAACACTCTTGCAGCAATACCATTCAAAGCTGGATGCGAAATCGAAGGTTTTATTACTAGCATCACATTAACCAGCGGAACTGTAGTAGCCTATAAAGCATAATGGCAATTTCTCCCGGCCAGTATAACTTCACAGTCCAGCGCCGGGCGGATCATAGTATCACGCTGCAATTTAAGGACAGCACTGATTCGGCAATTAACTTAACCGGATGGACTGTTGCAGCGCAAGTATGGAATCAAGGGCGAACTACAAAATACGCGGACTTCACGGTTACTTATACTGACCGCGTCGCGGGTACTGTTGCCATTGCGCTCGCGGATGATCAAACAGCTGCATTTCCCAATGAAGCGTATTATGACGTGCTGCTTACCAATCCAAGTGGCCTGAAAGAATACTACCTAGAAGGTATTATCTATGTATCTGAAGGTTATACCGCATGACTTCTGTCAATGTCACGGCAGTAACTAATACGGTCACCGTTACTGAAGGTGATACAACTATCGTTGCGATTACCACTGCCGGCCCGCAAGGCCCAAGCGGAGGTGGAACAACAGCTTATGTACATACACAATCATCACCGGCGACCACTTGGACAATCAATCACAATTTAGGATACAGACCGTCAGTAGAGCTGCTGGATTCAGGCAG